GGTACGCTTGAACTAGCCCTTGAATATTAATGCGGAGTTGTTGATTATTAAAATTTAACAAGAACTTGTTGACAGATCGAGCGTTCAGTTGCTCTACATAATACTCTAGTAGATGTGAGTTGACAACCTTAAATTCAATATAGTCACCAGAATTAGCAAAAACAATTTTTCCCATTTTATCAAAATAAAGGGCCTGAGGCCCTTTATTTTTTATGATTGCGGTTGACGTGAACGAATCATTTTCAAAATATCTTGAGCACTTTGATTTGATGATGGTTTTGTTTGCACTGGGTCTGACGCAACTGCAGGCTCATCTTCGTCGAATGTCGATTCAACAACTGGAGCTGGAGCTGCTGTAGCAACTTTTGCTACAGGTGCAACACTAGGGGCACTAGTTGCAATTGAGCCTGATGGTGCTTGTACGCCTGCTGGGCGAAAATAAGAACCCCACCGTTCAGTATCGTACGGTTGACCATCTACACTGGCTTCAAACATTTCTTTAATGATCTTCAACTCAACTTCGCCTGGCTTCTTGGGCAAGAATTCTGATAAATCAAATAGCCCGTTTGCATCAACTGCTGCTTGTTCTGCTTCAGTTAACGCAGATTCTTTACGTGCCCACTTGCTAGTTGAGTAATCGGCATAGCCGCCTTTGGCAGTTTTACTAACTCGGAAGTCCAGTCCACGTTGTAAATCAGTTGGCAATTCTTCCAACTCAGGATCCATCAATGCTGACTTGATGGTGGCAAAAATTTGTGGACCAATGATAAATCTACGAATTGGATTTTCAGGAATCTTGTCATCACTGAGTGGGTTTTCACGAACAAAGCCTTGGAACAGGTAGCTGCGTTTTTTCCAGTACTTACGGCCCATTTCTTCAAGATTTTTGTCCTTGAACCAAGTACGTACTTCGGCCAATACAGGACATGCATCGCCCCACATTTCTACACAGGGTACTTGAACTTGTACTTGCTTTGAATCCATCTCCCCCTTGATACCATTAAATGGCAAACGAATCATTGCTCGTTCGGACCAAAAAAATGTATTTTTGTTATTGCCATCTGGTAAGAAACGAATAGTGGCTGAACTGCCTTCGTCCATGTTCCAATGCGGGTAAACTGCATTGTCGCCGCCTGATGATTGACCGCCTTTGTTTGACTCTGCGGCTGCGAGTCTTGCGCGGATTTCTGCTAATGATGCCATGATTGTTTTCCTTTGAGTTGCCTGTCTAAGAAGTTTACTAAGTTTTTAATGTTTAGTTTAAGTGTTTTAGTTTATGCCTGTGCATACACTGTGTACAGTATACGCGATTTTATTTAGCTGTGTCAAACAAAAAGGCAACATAAGTTGCCTTTTTTCAGTGTTAGAATAAATTAGATTCGTGATAGATATTTCAAACGCTCAATGCTTTCACTGCTCATGTTGGAGGGTCTGGTCATCATGACTCCGTCCGTATCAAGGTCCTCACTGGTGGGTTCACTGTCTTCGGGCGTGTCAATGTCATAACCAACAGAGTTTAACCATGCCACAACAACTGGTCTAGCATCTGCATCTGGATCTTGCCTAGACAACTCCAGTAATTCATCAAACAGTTCAGCATCATCAATTAAGCCATACAGTTGTTCTGTTGCGTTGGTGGCATCTGCACCAACTGGTATTTCATTTACCATGAGTTCTTTTAATTTGTCAATGTCAACTTCGTTGCCAGGGAGTTCTTGTTCAGTAACTGATTCTGCCCATGTTTCAAACTCTTCAATTTCGCGCATGGGTTTTTCCTTTTTTTGAGTCAATCTGGCAATGATAGGTAATGCTTCTTCGATTCGACCATCCAGGCTCTGCTCGATAAACATGTTTCGTAAGTTTTCTAATTGTTTTTCAGTACCACTTGAGTCTGTTGGTACAAAGCCTTCACGAGTTTCTGTGTAACCACGCTGACTGATCATGCGTTTGGCTTTGGCTTTGAGTTCGCCGTAATGTCTGACTGCTGCTTCAACCATGTCAGCTGATTCGCCTGAGTATTCTTTGTGTTTAACTGATCTCACAAAGCGGCTTAACACAGACATTTCGTTAACCATTTCAGCAATATGCTTGCCAAATTCATCATAAGGGGTGCCGCCTTCGGATATGTGACGTGCCATGGCACGCCCGCCAACCAATTTGGTAAACGGCAATTTGAAACGTTCGCCTGCATCAGTTTCAATAAACAAACTTTCAATATAGCGATACCTGGCTTCATCTTCGCCTAATGGACGACTGTGCTTGATTACCAAGCGTGTTTTTTTAGGTTGATCGCTGTAACTTACCCGTTTGTTTCCGTAGTATCCTTTAGCTAGACCTTCTGATATAGCACTCATGCTTTGCATGGTGTATTTTAATCTGTTGAGATTTTTCAAATCAAATGTCAGTAAGTTACGAGTGGCAAAGTTTTTCAACTGTTTGAGAAACTGGTACCAATCTGTCTTGTCACCTGTGTCCATTTCCCGGCCAATATTGTCGCTGTAGTAGACCTGCATGTCTTGATCGCTACCTATTAATACAACAACAGTTCCGTAGTTTTTGTCAGACGTTTTCCAGTCAAAACTAAACATGTCAGCCGAATCAGGATCGCTGACAGGTTTCCCAGCCACGTCAAGAGTTTCGGGTTCAAAATCTCTTGTAACTAGCAGATTGTATAAGTCGGTTGAAGGTGAGTTTTGCATACCAGTGTATTTATGTCAACATAACAAACGGCAGTGGTTCGATGATTGAGTCTTGATGATCTCGCATTTGCTTGTCCAACTCTATGTGATAAGTCTGCAATAGCTGTAGCATGCGTACTACCAATATAGTAGCCATGACCAAGTCGTCTGTTTCACCTGGTTTAGCAGCATAACCAGATCCAGATGCTACAAAGCTTTTGAGTTCTGAAATCAAGCTGGCACTGTTAATTGTCATCCGTTTGGTTTCAATCAAGTGTTTCAGCTTGGCACATGCTGCCAACTTGTATTTGTTAGTGGTGTTGAATCCTTTACGGTGCCTTCGTCCTGCAGGACCGTTGGGATCTGACAAGAAATACCCTTCAATCTTTTCTTCGCCGAATTCAGAAATGCTGATCAATGCTGCTTCACCAATGGTGTTGTTTTCCACTGTGAAGTAAATGCTGGCAGGATTCTTAACCACTTCATTAATGTGTTTGACAATATCTCGGAGAATACGTATCTGTGTAGGAATATCTGTTTTATTATGACGCCATTCAGCCACTTGCTCTGTGGAGTTTGCTTCAAACACCTGTATAGCAGCTGGATCGCCGCCAGTGCCCAGACTAGGATCCAATCCTATCACATATATTTTGTCAGCTTGTGGTTTCTTAAACCAACGCACTTGACCGGTTTTATACAAGGGCTCTTGTCCTGCCAGATCAATCAGTTTGGAAGGTGCAATCAATGTTTCATCTGCAATGATGAATTCACAATTCATTTCTCGTTCAAATCGATCATTTCCCAACGCAGCACGAGATTCCTGTTCCCACCGTTCATCACGGTCTGGATGTTCTTGCCAAAATGATCGAAATGCACGAAATCCATTACGCCCCACTTCTGTGGGATTACCGTATTCGTCCTCGCACTTGTTGGCACCTTTCCACAGCAGAGCAAATTGGTCTTCGTCGCTGTTGGGAGTTGATGTGAGGATTGCTTTACCACCTGTAGACAAGGTGGGACTGATCGAAGTCCAAAACTCAGTGGCAATAGTGGGTCGAACAAAGGCAAACTCATCTGCGTACAGCAATGAAATACTCATGCCTCGGCCTGTGTTTTCAGTTGTGGTAGCTGACACAATACGACTACCGTTGTCAAATTCTATACTGCCTTTGTTGTAGTTGGTTGCACCAGCACGAATGTGGTCTGGCACACTTTCGTATGCATATCTGACCCGTTGCATGATTTCTTGGCTACCAGTATACTTGTGTGCAGCTACAAGTATAGTGGAATCGGGTACAAACATAGCATACCATAACAGATATCCAGCAGCACTAGTACTTTTTCCTGTTTGTCGCGGCATCATGGAAATGCTGTATCTGTACTGATGATAGGTTTCTATTAGTCGCTGTTGATACTCAAAAGGATGGTATTCCATCCTTCCGCGTGTGGGGTGCTGAATGTAAAAAAAGTGATCCATAAAGTACATGGGACCTGATACTGGGTCAGCGCATGCTGCAAACTCTTGTAGCTGTTGGTCGGTGTAGTTAATGCGCTGATGAGGAGCCTTGACCAAGGTTGGTTCTGTTGATTTACCCATGTAGTTTATTTAACATCCTGTTGGCTATTTGTTTCTGGCCAATCGGACCAGCATGCATATGATCTCTTGCATATCCAACCAAGTCTCTACATAGACCTCCTTCTTTAT